ATGAAAGGGATAATTCGAACAATATTAGATGACCATCGTGATGTAGCTATGTTAAGGCATGCTATAAGTACATTCGCATGTTTATTATATCTAAAAGATGGTACAATGACGGTTTCGTTTGATGACCCTCTACTAGATGATATCATTCGCAAGATTGAGGAATTAAAAATGAAAGCGAGCGAAAATGCAAGTGAAAAGTCTATCGTTTAACTAAACCTATTAAGCCAGCAGTACCTCCAATTATTGATATGTAAGTATTTACACTATCCCATAATTCTCTATTAGAGTCTTTTGTAAAGTAGAAATAGACAGCAGATACTATAATTAGAGTAATCCATATCCATTTGTAGCTACGATGTTTTTCTGCTGGTTGCTGGTTTGTAGACTGACTTACGGCTTGCAAATATGCCAGCATAGCTTGTTCATCCTCTACTTTTTTTAGTTCCTTCTTCACTATTGCAGTATATCCACCTGATAAAATAAAGGCACGCCCTTGAGCGAGTAGCATTATTGCCTTTTCATTTCCCATTCCTCCCAAAATCTTGATATATCCTTCATTCTGCAATACTTCCAGGTAAGCACATATCGTGTAAAGCTCGCTTTTGCTTGCGGTTTTAATAACAGTTGTTGCATTGTCGGGTGGAAACTTCTTTAATATATCGTCAAAAATCTGAGCTTGCTCTAATGTCATTGGACTTATTGTTTTTAATCGTTGCTTAAAAGAACTTACGGATACTCCCTAAAACAGCATAGACACGGCGAATCATCTCAACGGGAATCTCCTGCTCGCAGAACTCTGGGGATTTGTTGGCAGGAATGAGACGTACAAAACCCTTCTGTTCGCCTGGACGGATTCGTTTTACTGTACGATAGTCGTCTGTGATTATACCATATATTTCACCGGCTGGGAGATATTCTATAGGTGACTGCACCTCTTTTAGTGCAATGACATCGCCGTTGCTTATCTCGGGTTCCATAGAGTGCCCTGTGAGGTTACACCACATCACTCCCGGTTTATTATATGGCGGGTAGTTTATATAATAGTCTGGTAGTTGTGTCTGGTCATTGAATACAAATTCAAAGCCACCTATGAAATCTACATTATAATAAGGAGCGCCTTTGTATTCTTGGTTGATACTGAGGATTGGTTTGGGGGGTGGCATATCATCAGTACGGAGCATAGAACCTTCACCAGTAAGAAGCCATTCGGATGATAAACCTACACATTTTGTATATATTAATTCGGAATCGAAAGTGTTGCGGGTACCCCATGCACTAATTGTTTGTGCTGAAACCCCCAATAATGTGGCAAATTTGGCTTTGTTGCCACTGGTATAATGTGCAATCATAGCATCTAACATTCTCTTTTTATCCATATACTGTGTGTTAAAATCTACATAATGTATATATTATCTTGCAAAACATTTTGTTTATATCTACAAAATGTATAGTTTTGCGCCATCTTAAAGAATTAAGATAGCCCTCAAAGATATGAATTACTAATAATTAATCAAAGAAAGATATGGCAAAAAAGGAAAAGTACATCAAGTTGGACAAGGAGAAAGTCAAAGAGATTGCCGAAATCAAAGGCGTATCTGTAGTGACTGTATATGCCGCACTGAAGTTCCAAACACAGACCCCGTTAGCAATGCTGATACGTGCATGGGCGTTGAATCATGGCGGCAAGTTGTTTGAGGAAGCGGAAAATCCGTATGAGAAAGTAGTAACACTTTAATATAATAATGTATGAATCCAACAATTAATCAGCAGGCTACCGGCTTGCAAGTTTTTAGTAATCCAGAAATAAGTGCAAGAATTCGCACTACAAGTGCAAGAGGTGAAATTTGGTTTATTGCTCAAGACATTTGCAATATTCTACAAGATGCTTAATCGGAATTTTATCGGCTATGAAATACAAGAGAAATACATTGAAATAGCTAAATGGAGGCTAATGCAAGTTGATTTGGAATTAACATTCAAAGCATAAAAACAATATGGATAGGAAATTGACAGAAAACGAAGTGGCTTTCTTGCTGGATTTGCGGGAGCTGATGGAAAAGCACAATGCTCTGCTGAGTGCCGAGAATGATGCGGTGTGCATAGATATTGACTATGATGAGGATGATCAGGAACCGATTGTGCTACCTCACAAGATCAATGCATTCTGTGACCTTGATGAACTGATTTTAAAGAACTCTTAAAACTCGAATAAGATGAAAACATTCAGAAAATTTCAGAAGGCATCTGTCGTCGTAGGCATGGTCTACGGGCTTTGGCTAGGTTGTAATGTGGACGCGACGGATAAAGATAGCATCAGCGGGATGGTGATCGTGGCACTGTCGGTGATTGTAGCATTATCACTGTTGATCCCGGATGCGAAGCAGGAAGAGAGTCTGTAGTAAGGTGGTTTCCGCTCCGGTTCGATGCCGGGGCCTGCACAAGTTGAATAAGTAAAGTTTCTGATTATGGAAATGTTTGGAAAGACACTGTGTGTGACACGTAATGAGTTGGTTCTTGGCGGAATTGTCAGTCCGGCTACTTATGACAAATATGTCAACAATGGGAAATTTATTGTTGCAAGACGTGGATGTAGAAGCCGGGAAGCATTGATTATTTATGAGAAATTACCGGAACCGATTCGCAATAACTATGATACCAAGAATCCCAAAGCTAAAGAACAAATCAAAAAACATCAAGTAATGCCCATGGACAGTCGATTAAAAAGCGACAGCAAAGCTGTTGATTTCTATAAGAGATATACTCCGAAGATTTCTTTGGACCGCCAGGCGGAATATACCTTGAATGCCAAGGTTCTGAACGCTATGATGTCACTTGAGGTGAGCATGCGCGATTCGCAAGGTAAGTGCGGTTTTCAGGACAATAAGATGATACGTGAACAGGTTGTTGCCCTGTGCGAAAGCCTGCGTGAACGTTATCAACACACGCTTCCGAAGGCTCGCTTGATGGAAAAGTATGCCGCTTATAAGAAGTATGGTTACGCGGCGCTTGTCAATGGCAATGCCGGTAACCAGTCCGCCCGCAAAGTTGGCCCGAAGGAAGGCCGACTATTGCTGAAGTTGAAGCGAAGCAAATTCCCAGTATATACCGACCAGCAGATATTCGAAGAGTTCAACCGTATTGTAGAAGAGCGGAACGCGCGTGCCATCCGTGAAGAAGATAAGTTGAAGCTGATTGCATCGCCCCAAACGGTTATCAATTACCTGTACAAGACCAGTATCAAATTGTGGTGGTATGGCGTCGTTTATGGTGAGATTGCCTTCAAGAATGAATTTATACCCCAGTTCGATACCAAGCTTCCGGATATGCCGAATACATTGTGGTATGGTGACGGTACGAAACTCAATCTCTATTACAAGGATTACGATAAGAAACAGAAACGCATGGTGGCGCGTACCATTGACGTGTACGAGGTGATGGACGCCTGTACGGAAGTCTTCCTGGGATATTCTTTTGGTGTTGAAAACTTCCTCACCCAGTATGATGCCTACCGCATGGCACTGGAAACATGGAAGGTGAAACCTTATGAGATTGTGACCGATAACCAGGGCGGACATAAGAAACCGGAAGCACAAGCTTTTTTCAAGAAGATTTGCCACTTGCATAAAACCACCATGCCCCACAATGGCCAGTCAAAAACAATTGAGAGTGCCTTCGGGCGTTTCCAGATGCAGGTTATGCACAAGCTTTATAACTATACCGGGCAGAATATCACTGCAACAAAAGAGAACAGCCACGTCAACGTGGACCTGATCATGAAGAACATCGCCCAGCTTCCCACTTTGGAAGAGATGAAAGAACAATACCTGCAATGCCGCAAGGAATGGAATGAAATGCTGCATCCAGCTTCTGAAACAGGTATGACCCGTATGGAGATGTACACCACGCTCAGTAGTCCGAATGCCGAGCCGTTGGATGACTTCGGGATACAGGAACTTTTCATGCTGCTGAGCAAAGACAGCGTGAAGTATAACAAACACGGTTTCATATTTGAACGCAACAAGCAGGAATACCGCTACATGGTATACGGCGAAGATGGTCTGGTAGATATGAACTTCCACATGCAGAATATTGGCAACAGTTTCCGTTACCGCTATGATCCCAAAGATATGACTGCTGTGGAACTGTGGGAAGTGGGTGCTAAAGGTGCGTTGAAATATGCAGCCACAGCCACGCCGAAGGTTGTCATTCATCGTGCCACGGCAGATCGGACGGAAGAAGAAAGCACCCGGCTATTCGCCCAGATACACGCCAACAAACGCGCCCTTGTGGGACATTATATTGCCTGTGAAGAACTTTTACTCGAAGAGTGCATGAGCGAAGCCTATACGAAACTCGTGATGCCTATTCCGGTAGGTGAATCCCAAAAGAGCATGGAACGTCAGCGTGAAGAATATGCCAATGAGGAATTGACCGCCCCGGTACAGTATCCCGAAGGTGTGGGGCCGGGAACCTACAGGGATGAACCTGAAGAAGAACCTGCCGGACTTGCTTCTGTGGGCGAATATACCAAACAGACTTCCGGCATGACCGATGTGGAGATGTACCAATCCTTCTTCGGTACTAATTAACCAGTATTCAATAATCAATTAAATACCCTTCAAGTAATGAAAGAACTAAGTAAACAAGACAAGGACGCCATTCGGGACGCCTTGATGGAATATTGCAGTAACTACCCCAGCCAGAACCGTGCCAGCGAAAGCCTGAACGGGGTCAGCGCCGCTACGGTATCGCAAATTTGCAATTCTAAATACACCAGCATCAGCGACGATATGTTCAGTCGTATAGCCGCACAGATAGGCTACAGCCTTGAACGCTGGACGCTGACCAAAAGTGATGCTTTTAACCGTATCACCTTTGCCATGACGGATGCACAGGCTTACAAAAACACCACTTGGGTGGTGGGCGATGCAGGTTGCGGCAAGACTACCGCAGCCATTGAATATCGTCGTACTCATCGCAACGTGTACTATATCCTTTGCAGTGAAGACATGAAGAAGAGCGACTTCGTGCGTGAGATCGCCAAGCAGGTGGGCGCTCCGGTAGACGGTACGAATCTGCGGGATATACTGGAATACGCCATCTCCATGATTGCCTTCCTTCAGAACCCGCTCATTATCTTCGATGAAGGCGACAAGCTGACTGATTCCGTTTTCAGCTACTTCATCAGCATTTACAACCGTCTGGAGAATAAAGCGGGTATCATTTTCCTTTCTACTGATTATATCAAGCGTCGTGTAGAGAACGGCCTTCGCTATAACAAGAAGGGCTATAAGGAAATTAACAGCCGTATCGGCCGTAAGTTTTTCGATGTGAATGTAGCTACCGAACAGGATGTATATGCCATCTGCCAAGCTAATGGCCTGACTGATCCGGCTGAAATAAAGCGTGTGCAACGTGAAGCCGCCCAAGGCGAGTATGACCTTCGCCGTGTGAAACGTGTGGTACATGCCTGCAAGCGTATCCAAGAAGCTCAACGTATGAAAGGAGAACAGGCATGAGTGAGGTAACGAATGATGTAAAGACTTTCCAACGTAATGCCAAAGGGGTGCGGGAACTGCTGAGCATGAAGTTCGAGACGCTGGCTTTTGAAGGTACTTGGTATGACGCTTTCGGCACTCCGGAGCGTAGAGGTGTGTGGATGGTATGGGGCAATACGGGCAACGGAAAGACATCCTTTGTGATGCAACTCTGCAAGGAGTTGTGCCGTTTCGGACGCGTAGCTTACGATAGTCTGGAAGAAGGCGCCTGTCTGACGATGCAGAATACGCTGAAACGCTTCAACATGCAAGAGGTTAACCGCCGTTTCCTGCTGCTGGACGCTGAACCACTGGATCAATTGAGTCTTCGCCTGAAACGTCAGAAAGCTCCCGACTTTGTGGTTATCGACAGTTTTCAGTATACACAGATGACTTATGCCCAATATATCAGGTTCAAAGAACAGCATCGTAATAAATTGCTTATTTTCATTAGCCATGCCAGTGGCAAGAATCCGGACGGACGTAGTGCGAAGAAAGTGGCGTTCGATGCTTCATTGAAGATATATGTCGAGGGATATCGGGCTTTTTCCAAAGGGCGGTTTATCGGTCCTGTCGGGCATTATGATGTATGGCCGGAAGAAGCTGCCAGATATCGTGGGGAAAATATTGCAATTAGTGATTAATATTTAGTGATTAGCGATGAAGATAATCAAGGATAAACTTATTACCCCCGGGCAAATGAAGGCTCTGCACGCCACCTTCCGCCGCATCGGTATGGACGACGAAGCCCGCCACGGCTGCATCCATGAGTTTACTTCCGGACGGACACATAGCAGTAAGGAACTTACGATGCGCGAAGCTCAGCAACTGCTTGATAGACTGAACCCGATGGATGACAAAGCCAGGGCGTTGCAACGGAAGGAAGCACAGTTCGTATTCCGCGATATATACCGGTTGTCCTTCCTAATCCCGCAGTTGAACCAAGGGTTCACCAGCGACAGTGAAGAAGAATATCAGATGAATGTGGCGAAACTGAACGTCTGGGGGCGGAAATATACGAAGGCCCGCAAGGATGTGACAAGGATGGCCCTCTGGGAACTACAGGAGACGAAGAAGCAACTGGAGGCATTTATGAGACGCGAAGAAAGAAAAACGAAAAAATAATTAGATTATGAGAAAGCAACAAGAGATCAATCGTGCAGTAGCTATTCTCTGCAAGAAGGGCGACCGGATCAGCGTGGCTCAAGCGGAAGTGTTGAGAGAAAAACGTTCTGAAAAACAAGTGTTTCAGGAATATGTATTATCAGTTGGAGAGGAAAAAAAGGATGATACGTTCTTCTTTGCTTTACGAGATGCTGCGCGTTATGTCGCGGGTGGACTGGAATTGGGGGAATTGATACCGGATGCCGATGAATATAAGATTTCAAATGATGAGTTCTATCAAGAGGCAAAAGCTGTAAGTGAACGGGAATTCAGGGCTATGGAACGTAAAGTCAATCTTCTGGAAAAACTAGTAAATGAATTACTTCAGGCAAGTCGTATTCGTGTTGAAAATAAGCAGGTACCCGAAGTAAATAAAGCGGATTTTCTGAACCAAAGCGAAGCGGCAAGATATGTGGGTTGCCGGAAAGAAACACTCCGTGGATGGTCTATGCGTGGTTTTATAACGGCTTATAGTATGGAAGGTGTAGTGCATTATAGTAAAAGTGAATTGGATGCCAGCCCTGCAGTACGTCATTATTGCACCGTTAGGCAATGCAGAAAGGAGGCAGAACAATGAGAGACTATATTCGCACTATTACAGAGTTTCCTAACCGCCGTCAGGAACTTGCCAACCAACTGGAAGCCAGTGCCGACCGTATCTGTGACCTTCAGGAGTACCTGATGGATGGTACCGACAAGCTGAAACCTGCCGAATATGACCGTCTGCTGGATGCCTACCGTGCCGAAGTGGTGCGTTACGACCGTCTTGACCGGGAACTGGCTGTGCTGGAGTCACCGAAAAGGTACGTGAATAAGGACTTGCAGCGCAAGAGGAATGAGGAAAGAAGAGCGAAGATTAATTATTAACCAATAAATAGAAAGAATTATGGATTTATCAACATTATCAGTAGAAGAACGTGCCGCCTTAAAGGCACAGTTGGATGCCGAGGAAAAGGCAGAGCGTAACCGTATCGAGCGGGAACGTGAAACGTACAAACAATTGGTGGACGCCACCGTCAAGGCCAGCGTAACGAAGTTGCAAAGCCTCTCATCCGAGATGATGCGCATCAAGCAGGAAGTGTTTAATGAGTTCGGTACGGTCATCAAGTTGAAGAACGAGCTTTTCAAGGTGAAGAGCGGACGTCAGACTGACACTTTTACCACCAGCGACAGCCGCATGAGCTTGACACTCGGCAACCGCGTGAATGAGGGCTGGGATGATACTGTGGAAGCGGGCATCGACATGGTGAAAGAATATATCAAGACTATGGCTAAAGATGAGAACTCTGCCAACCTGGTGGACACTGTAATGAGCCTGCTTGCCAAAGATCGTAAAGGTGCGCTGAAGGCCAACAAGGTATTGGAACTGGAAAAACTCGCTATCAAATCGAAGGATGAACGTTTTTTGGAAGGTATCAATATCATTAAGGCGGCTTACCGTCCGGTGCCGACGTGTCAGTTCATTCAGGTGGAGATGAAGAATGAACAGGGTAATACGGTGAATCTGCCGTTGTCACTTTCAGCGATGTAGGGTCATGGCAAAGGTAAAGTATACTTCGATTATTCCGAATGATAAGCCACAGTGGTTGCTGAATGTACAAGCGGTAGTGTCTGACGTGCTGGATGATGTTGAATTGAAAGGCAGTGAGCGGGACTTCAGAAACTTGAAGTCTTTCATTGACGCGAAGATACAGGCGGAACGGGAGCGTGGCACTCTCTTTCGTAGTGCGGTTACCACTGAAATCCGTACGGATGAGGAAAAGACAGTGGTTCATATTTACCGAAATCATAGTTTAGTACAAACCTATTATATTGAATAGTATGAGCGAGAAACAGAACGGGGTGCTGATCACGGCACCCCTCTTTGGAGTCGGACGGGAGACGATAGGCGAATTCAACGGATACACCTGTGGGCACTGCCAAGGAAATGGCTATTATCTTGATCCGGACATTATCACTGAACGCGTAAAAAGAACATGCCCTTCGTGCGGTGGCACAGGGAAAGTGAAAGCAGTCGTTACAATTGACTGGATACCTGATGGAGAATTGAAACCTTACTTTAAAAATGAATAGCCAAAATCAAGTAATGAATATAGTGAGAAGTGAACGTGAAATATGGGATTTGCTCAGCCAATGTGCGGAGGTAGAAGAAACAGGTGCTTCCAATTATCCCGGCATGAGCTACGAACAAGGAATTAAAGCGGCGATTGAATGGATTATTGGAGATGTTAAAGACCATCCCATAAATGATTAATAACTAAATAGATATGAACAGAATACAGAAATTAGAAGCTGAAATACAGAAGCTAAAGAAACAGGAAGCCGATAAAAAAAAGGCAAAATATCAATATCTCGTTGGAAAGTGTATTCACATGGCGCATACTTCTTACGAAAAAATCACAGCGATAGTTAGGGTAAATACGGATGAAATCGGTGATGAAGTGGTATATGATTGTATACATGTATATTTTGACAACAGAGAAGATGTAAGTAATAGTGATTCAAGTATCCAACTTGCATCTTACGCAGGTGAATACGTGGAACGGATTGAGAAAAATATCATAAGTCAAGAAGTTTTTGACAAGGCTATGGATGATTGTTTTGCGCATATTAAAAGAATGTCTACTAACGTATAAAAAAACGAAATGAAGAAAAGCAAATTAAAGTGGCGTATAATATGGATTACTTATTGTATTCCGGGTGTTCTGTTGGCGATGCCTATACTTCTACTCTTTTATGCGCTGAAACCCTTCGTCTGGCTTGGTGATAGAATGGGCGATTTAAAATGGTATTTGGTAAGAAAATATAAACCTGACTGATTAGATATGAGCAGAATCCAATTACATAAGTCCATCCAGCACGTTACAACGGCTAATGGCAAATTGAGTGATAAAACAATAAAGTTAATCAATAAAATAGCAAAGAAAGCGTATGGCAACAAATGACAACCCATTTACAGAAAGTAACGAGCTTATTGCAAAATTACTAAAGGAAAATAATTTGGAAGTAATGCACCTGGAAATGTATCTCGATTCGCAAAATGTTGTTTGTGTGGAAAGAACGACTTATGATGCGATGTGCTATAAGCACACAGCTTTAAAGGCTTTTCTCGAATGTGAAGGTTACGATGATTTTGAAAGAGCAATTAGCGAATAATTTCAATAGAAATGAGCGAAACAAAGAGAAAAGAAAAGCAGACTAATAAAAGCCTGCTTAATATATGGTTATTAGAATTATCAGAGGTGGGGATTCGAACCCCACAAACTTCGCCAAGGCGCTGCTTACACCCTTTTAGCTTCAACGGTTGGTATTCCTCACTCGGACTCCGAAGAGAAGCGAGCGTATAGAGACCGAAGCCTCTAAAATCCAATTCAGTTTTTGATAAACGGATTTTTTATTGGATTCAACGGTACAAATTTAATAAAAAAAAACAATATACCAATGATAATAGCATGGTTTTCTTGCGGAGTAACTTCCGCAGTTGCTTGTAAGATCGCATTGAGCCTGTACGAAGATGTGCAGCTCTATTATATCGAAACAGGCTCAGGCCATCCCGATAACTCTCGCTTTCTCTCTGATTGTGAAAAGTGGTACGGACAGCCTATTCATACCATACAAAGTGATAAGTATGCCAATGTAGAAGATGTATTAACTAAGAAACGATACATCAATGGTCCAACTGGCGCCGCCTGCACATTTGAACTAAAGAAACAAGTTAGATATAAATTAGAAAAGGAGTTGGGAAGTTGGGACGGGCAAGTATGGGGCTTCGATTACGACCCGAAAGAAATAAACCGGGCTATCCGATTAAAGCAGCAGTATCCGGACACAAAGCCACTATTCCCGCTTATTGAAAAGCATATCACGAAGCCGGATGCAATGGGAATGCTTTGTAAAGCAGGTATTGAAATCCCTGCCATGTACAAGATGGGCTACAATAATAATAATTGCATCGGATGTGTAAAGGGTGGTATGGGCTACTGGAATAAGATACGCAAGGACTTCCCAGAAGTCTTCAACCAAATGGCACAGATTGAACGTAATGTTGGTGCTACGTGCCTAAAGGACAAAGACGGGCGTATCTTCTTGGATGAACTACCAACATGGCGAGGTGACCCCGTGGAAGAGATTATACCGGATTGCTCGCTTATCTGCCAGATAGAGTTTCAAGAAATACTTGATAGGCAGGTAGAACGAGTTTTGAAAGGAGAAATTAGTATTAACGATGTAGCCTAATTAGGCTCAAAACAGAATAGTAATGAAATAAATGGAGCATAGTAAACTGACTCATGGCTCCCTATTCAGTGGCATTGGTGGCTTTGAATTAGGTGCTGAAATGGCAGGGATTAAAACCCTATGGAATTGTGAGATTGAAAAATTTCAAGGTGAAATATTAAAAAATAAATTTCCTTATGCAGAAAGATTCACAGATATTACAAAAACAACCGGGCTTCGATATGTGGACATCATTAGTGGAGGATTTCCGTGTCAAGACATCAGCGTTGCCGGAAAACGTGAAGGTATTAAAGGGAAACGATCCGGCTTATGGAGTGAGATGTATAGAATTGTATGGGAGATTAGACCTAAATACATCATCATTGAGAACTCGCCAGCTCTCGTTATTTCCGGCTTCGAACAGGTGTTATGCGACCTTTCCAAAATCGGGTATGATGCGGAATGGCAATGTATATCAAACTACGCTTTTGGATACCCGCACAAAAGGGAAAGACTTTATCTTGTTGCCTACTCCAACAAAATCGGACTACAAGGCGACATTTGCAACAATGGATGCTTTAACTCGATATTTAAACAGTGGGCATCAGATACGAATATCGGATATACTTGCGCAAAAAGGATTTTTGAAATCCCAGCGCATAGCACTGTTAGAAATGATGATGGGTTTCCCAATTGGTCACACAGAGTTGGGAGTATCGGCAATGCGGTAAACCCAACATTGGCAAAATATTTATTCGAGTGTATTAAGATTTTCGATAAACAATTAGCGTAAAACAATTTAGAAAGGAATAGATTCAATGAAACAAATAGAAATAAAAGTAGATTGGAATGATGGTGACTATGAAACGATTCGCAAAAAACTGAGCGATGATAAGTTAGATTGTCTCAGACCATTATTTCAGGCAATATCCCAAAAAGGTAAGGGATATAATTGGGTACAGGAAGAACGTGAGGGTTACCTTGGACCTTTGATAGATATGTATCCTGATATTCCCGAAGAAGTTCTAAATGAGTTTGATGAAATATTGAACTTATGTTCTGATGATTGTCGTGGATGGATACACACAATTATCAGCATTCAGATTATTGAAATAAACGTTGTTGAAAATTTGGTATAATAATGACTAAGTAAAATGGAACTATTATCTCTGATTGTCATCGGTGGACTCCTATGGTGGATTGCCGATTCATTGAATGATATCAAGAAAAACAAAAATAAGTATTAATCAAAAAAGTGTATAAAAGAGCTGCTACATCAAAATTTTGTAGTGGCTTTTTTCATATTTGGTATCAAGAAACTGGTTTCCTATAGTTTTAGTTGCATAAATATGTTATAAGAGTTATTTTTGCATAAAGTTTTCAGGATAGTTTCATTATTCATTTGCTTGTCTACCTATGAAGAAGAATCGGACAAAGATAGTAGGATGTAGTTATGTGTTTCGCGTGGAAGATGTGGTTCGCATCTATGACGAACATGCCAAGAGCGGTCTTAGCAACCGCGAAATCCTCCGCCGTTATATCTGGCCGAAATACCATATCTGCGAAAAGACTTTCTACAACATCATCAACGCCAGTGCCGATCCCCGTATTATCCGCCGCCAGGAAGAGATGCGTGCTCAGCTCACACTTTTCTGATGTTGTCCATCACCATACACGTATAGTCGCTTATATCTTCCACCAGTTCCTCATGGTTATGGTTGGTGCTGCTGGCTGTGCGGCGGAACATGTTGAATTCTGTGCGGCCATTGCTACCCATGATATTGAAAAGATGGTGGTCGATGCGGTCCAACAGATCGAAGCGTTCAAGGCTTTGCCGTTGTAACGGGTTGCCTTCTCGGGTACTTCCATTCCATGGAGTAACGATGTGCAGCCGGATCGTAGCTTCCGCACGTTGGACGCCGCCGCCCAGATTGGTCCATTTCACGGGCAGGAATTCGATGAATACGGCAGGCGTGTCGAACACTTCTTCCTGTTCTACGAATTCCACTTGTTCATTCCAAAGATCGAATGTTTTGATGACGGGTTCTCCCGCTGGGTCTGTGAGTTGTTTCAGCCGTTCAATGAGGCTGAGATAAAGAAAATGTCTCATGAGTTCGTCAATTTAAAGAATTAATAATTAAAGAATTAAAAGGATATCCTGGTGTTGGCATCCACTATTTCCCGGATGATGCGTTCGGCTTCGGGGTGCATGCCGATGAACTGGCGTTTCGGGATGATAATTTTGCTACCCACCTTTTTCAAGGCCATGATCTTGCAGAACTTGGCTTCTTCGGTCAGTTCACGGTTCTTCCGGTTGTCCCGTAATTCGCCATTCTTCTTACGTTGCAGTTTTTCGGTGAACTTGGGTTTGTCAGGGCGGCTGCGCTTGCTGCCCATGATGAGCATGTATCGGTACCAGAAATAGCGTTTCATCTTGCGGGTGACGGTGATGGTGCCGCCTTCGTTATGGATGGCGGCATACGGAACACTGCTGCTGAAGACAACGCTGTCATGATCGGTAACAGATACCCCGTCTTTGATGCTGCGGCGCAAGGTCCCTTCCCGGGTCAGCAGTCCGCGGCTTTCATCATCGTTGAATTTCCGGCGCGCCCACTGTTCATTGAAGAACGCCTGCCGTTCGAAGTTCCGGTCGAACTCATCGCCCAGCTTTACGCTGATATCCTTCAGTGTGAGGCTGATGAAACGCCTCACCTTCTGTTCCAGTTCTGGGGTTATGTTTGAATTTTGCGGCATATCGTTTGTTTTTTAAATAATAAGCGTATCTTTGCAAAAGAGTAGCATTGAAATACCGCTTCGGATTGTAGTTCCGAGTGTATGGGTTTCTTTGCTACTTCTTTTTTAGAAGTTCCTTTATCTTCGGGCTATCTGAAATACTATGTAAAACGACTTCTCCCCACTTGTATTCCCTGGCTATAATCCATGATTTATCTCCCTTTATTTCCGTTTCGAATATATGGGATACTGTCACGTCTTCATTCTTATGATAATCCAAGGCACCCAAGTATTGGGATTTAGCCAGCACGTTCTCAATATCAAGCAGCATGCGGTTTTTTTCAAAATAGTGCATGTGCGGCTGGTTGCTCCACTCCTTGATGCCTTTTCCCGAAACAACTATAGCCTGGGGAAAGTCAGGATTACCGATTCTTTTCCCTTGTAATGGTTTTGCCTGTTCCCGGGTGGCTTTGGCACTCATCGTCTTCATCTCCCTGATCACCTTGCACGCCGCGCACAGTTCATTTCTCGGTTCTTTAGCCAGTTTCATCGTTCCCGGACGGTTGGGGCAATTCTTGCACTTGCTGATGGTATACGGATTGTATGCCGGGAAGCACGCCATCTGTTTGCCGGGATTGAAACGCATCATCTCCTGATGTTTCCCTGTCGTAGCCTGGCTTCCGACCAGCATAGCTTGACGCTCATCACTTTCGGGATAATTGCTCCGGAGTACACGCGCCACGGTGCAGCGGCAATTCCAACCGTTTGGCGGGAAATACTCGTCCCAGAACTTACTGGTGATAGGTAATGTGATATTGTGCATCAACCGGTGGCTTTCGCGCACCCGCTTGTCTCCCACGGTACGGTATTGCAGCAGATAGCGGTCGCGGTCTTCATCCTCCCACCAGCCCTGCCACCGGGAGGCCATGTCGGCGGATGACAAGGCAAAATTATATTCCGCTTTCAGATACCATTTATTATAATTCTCGTTCACCTTTTGAACGTCGTTTAAAAAGTGTTCAAAGGGTTTACGATTCCCGTCGTCATCCAACAATGAAGGGAAAGCCTCGTTCAACTCGTGAAAGGTCTTGAAGCCGGAGAAAACATAGTTGCTTTCCTTCAGGCGTTGCACGCTGATGTCATCCAACGGACGTTGATGAATCGTGTAGTCTACAGCATTGTCCAGGATTTCGGCATGCTTGCGCACGAACCGCTGCACTTCTTCCTCTTTCAGCATTTCCGGTGTGAACTCCGTCTGGCGATGAAGCCAGCGCATCAGGAGGGTAAAGGACGCTTCCACGTCGGTGGTGTCTATATCCGTACTTTCATCCTCTTCTTTCTTGTTCAGAAGCATTTCACCACCATAATAGCTCAGGTGTGCCCGTTTGTGCAGCCCTTCATAGTCCGAAGGGCTTAGTCGAAAAAAGGTTTCACGAGTTTCTGCTTCTCTTTATCCTTTTTCTTCTTTGCGGCTTGTTCATTATCATTGTTGCCCGGTACCACAGCTTGTAACGTTATTTTTTTCCCGATGATCGGCACATTATATTTGTCAATGAAGTACTGCGGGTCCACCTCATAGTTCTCCAGTAACAAACGCTCGTATGCCACCTGCTGTTCCGGGGTGAAGTCAATCCCTTCATACCAATCAAAGCGATATCCCGCAAGCGGGAAGCCGTGCTTTATCATTTTCGGGATCAGCTGGAAGTTGATGACGTCCCGCAGATTGTCGGCATCCTTGTTAATGAGATTCTTCAGCACTTCCAGATGTACCTCGCTTTGGGAAAGAGACGCTCCATTCTCTGTGGTCATGGTTTCGGTGAGTACACCTTTTGAAAGTTCGGAATTGGCGCGGTCTATACGCTTGTCAAACACATTGTACGCGTCTCCGCGAGTGCTTTCCTTGATTTCGATGTCCGTGCCTTCGGGGAAGAGCGCCCAGCCCGCCGCGCCCATGCTGCCCAGCATCTTTTCAATCCTGCCCTGTTCTTTGGCATCCCGGCTGGTTGTTTTTCCCACACGGAAGGGAATGCCGAAAATCTCGGAGAACATATCCCAGAAACTACAGACATTCTTTTTGGGAATGGTATGTTGGGCGCACTTCAGGTATAATCCCAGATCATTAGGCGCACCGACTTCTATGATCCAGTCCGCCATTTCAGAATTGCGGTAATCGTAACCGTTTTGCCACCTTTCCTGCTGGTTGACCACCAGTACGCCGTATTCCGGAATAACATGGCGGCGGGGAACCAGCAGTACATTGCTGAATACCGGTACACCGTCCACTACGATGATATCACCCAATTGGATGAGAGAGTGTCCCCAATAGATGCTGTCCAGAGCCAAGTCCATGAAGGTCTTGAACCAGGAGGATTCAAAAACCGCCGTCAAATCGGGATTCTCCACACCCTTCCTGTCTACGATGCGGAAACTCTTGTTCAGTACATAGCCCTTCCGTTGTCCCACGCAACCGGTGAGGTGCATGTCTACTTCCACGTCACCATACACGTCGTACAGCGGTACACGGTTGGGGTAGTCTACATTAATGGCATATTGCCAGGCATTGCGCCAGGTACGCAGGTCCTTCTTGGTGAGCGCCTCGGTCTGTAGTTGCAAGTTGACAGAAAGTTGCGTCACCCGTTTCCGTTCGGCCGGATTGTCCAGATTTACACGTCCTATCTTTACGGGATTTTGTTTTTTACTTTTAGTAGCCATAATGTTACCAGATATAATCGTTTTTCGTTGCTGATCCATAGCGGACCGGGTTTTGATAGTCTTCTTCGCCGGAAGGTCCGGTGATAGTAGGGATATTGGGTGTGATACGTCCTGCCTGTATTTCCTTCAGATAGTCCAGCGCATCTTTATAGCGTTTTTCACGAACTTCATTTCCCATTTTTCCGGGTAGTGAGCACACCATATGATAGAGCGCGATATCAGTGGCGCATCCCACCAGTTCCGCGTCCCGTTCTTCGCCTTCGCGGGCGAATGTGGCATCCACATCATAGCGTGCCCGCAATGCCGCCGCGATTCGTGACATGGCACGCTGTTCCGCTGTCTTTCGGTTGTCTGTGGAGCTTTGCTGCATGATCTTCAGGGCATCGGGCCCTACCTGTATATAGTCTTCTTCGGTAATGAACATAAATTGATTTATGAATTAAGATTTATGAATTATGGCTCTCACCAGGACTGTGGCGGTGGTTGCCTCAATCCCATGCGCGGTGTGAAGTTTTCTTCCCGTACCTGCTTTTGCAGTTTGTAGATGGCACCTTCGTCGGCATCCGGCCCGTCATCATGGGCGCGGCTACCTTTTTCGAAGGCGAGGGTTTGTTCAATGCCGGTCTTCATATCGTTGTCGTTCTTCAGCTTTTCGTTGTAGTAGACAAAGCCCCGTTCCCATAGGGGACTGACGGCCTCGATACGGGCGAACTTGTCCGGCTTCTTACGCTTGTCGGCAGTGATGGGTACCTGATATCCTCGGAGGTTGCCTTCACGCTCGAACTCGTCCAGTATGGTGTCCTGCATGAAGTTGGCTTCCATATAAATGGTGACGGCGGCATCCTCCGGCAGTGATTCCCAAAGGTCATATACCCAGCGCACCATTTCGCCTACACTGCATTGGCGTACAAAGGCCCTGAGGCAATGCAATTCCGAACGTTTGGCGGTTTTCAGTCCGGCACGCGGGCGTCCCCAGAGTTTGGCGGCTTTGTAGTCGTTCTTGCTGCTATCCTTGAACGAAGGGTCGATGTAGAGCACCAGGCTTTCATAATAGTGCGGTTTCAACATGCGACGCCATTGTATCCAGCGTTCCTGAAAGACAGCGCCATCTGTGATGGGGTTGTGCATGTATTCCTTCTGGAAGCTGCGGTAACCCATGAATTTTTCGCGACTGCGCAGCAGTTCTATGGTGTAGCATTCGGGCCAGGCGGGTGTGCCGTCTTTGGTGATTGCATAAACCGTGCTGGTGTAAACGGTGTCGCTGTCTATGATCTGCTGGAGTACGCTGTTCTTGCTGATCAGGTTCCCCACCATGATAAAGCGTCCTTCCTTGCCGCCAAAGCAACCGAACAGGGCTTCTTTGACCCACTTGGTCATCTCGCGTACACGGGCTTCGCTGCGGCACATTTCGTCATCATCCAGGTCATCAACGATGATATAGTCCGGACGCATGTCGCGAAACCGTAAACCACGGGGCGACTGGCCGCGACCACGGCTAAAAAAGGCGCACTGGTCTTTGGTTACGAACTCGCCTTCCTGCCAACATCCGGCATTGTACTGTTCGCCAAAGTCCTCGATGATGTATTGGTTGAACTGAAGTTCCGCCTGGAGGTCACCCAGTAACGCATCGGCATTGTCTTCGCTCTTACCTACCAGTACCATGACGTGCAATTCACCCTTGAACTTCAACCAAAGTGGTACACCCACATCCAGATGTACCGACTTGGCATGTCCGCGCGGCCACTTGAAGACAGCACGCATCTCCGGGTGTTTCTCGATGTAGCGGGCGGCGTCATTGTGAAACTTGGCATTGGCACATTGGCAGTAATGGCTGATGTATCTCCGGCAGAAGTAATCATAATCCTTCAAGGCCCGGGCAATGTTCTTCTTTCGCTCTGCCTCACTCTCCGGCTTGCGCTTCGAGGTGATTCGCAGTAGCCGGTTGCAATGCTCTTCCCACCGTTTGAGGGCTTCTTTCTTTTCCTCCGCTGTCATTTTTGCTTAAATTTGATGTTCATGAAGTCGCTGTGCAACTGGTTAATGAGCATGATCATTTTGTCATCCACTTCCGGGTACTCTTCGCGATGGGTCACCAGCCAATTCTCGAACTCGATGATGGTATCCACCTTGTTCACGATGTTGGTGTTCCGGTTGATTTCCTTAATACCCTTTGCCGCTTTGATCAGAGAATCAGTCATGCGGCTGATGCTTTTCTCATTCGCATCTGTATTTTCTATGGCTTCTCCCAGCTTGGAAAGAGTCATGGATGTGATAGACTCTTTGCTCATCTCACGGGCGGCCCGTTCTTCCTTCCATCTTTCCTGATTAACCCAGCGGCTGACAGACTGCCTGCTGACTCCGGTGAGATCTACAATTTGCATGATGGAGGTTCTCTTCATGTAAAGGTGTTTGGCCACCGCTTTCCGTTTACTCATATCTTTTGCCATACCTTTTTATTACTTGATTACGAGGGCAAAGTTGCGAAGCCCGGGACAGGCACCGAAAAAACGGTGGAAGGGTTGCAGGGTATTACAGAGAGCCTGCACACCTGCTCGCAATCGTTGCACACTTTTTTGTGCGCTTATGTGTGTAGCCGTAAGTTTGCGGCAAAATGAGACGCAGATCATGGGAAAAAGAATCAGGATATCAAATGAAAGATTGAACTGTTTTGGCACTTGGGTAAAGACTGACGGTGTGGATTACGAGCAGTTTCAGAAGAATCCCGTCATGTTGTGGATGCACTGGCGGGGTATCATTATCGGCTGTATCAAGGACCTGAAAGTAGAAGGTACCGATATCACGGGCGAGCCCTATTTTGATGAGGTACGCGATGAGTCGAAGCTGGCGAAGCAACAATGGGATAAAGGCACGCTGAAGATGTGTAGTCCTTATTTTGAAATTATAGAAACGAGTGAGGACCCAGCCTTACTGCAACCCGGACAAACCCGGCCTACCGTCACGAAGTGCAAATTGATGGAAGTCAGCATGGTGGATATGGGCGGCAATGATGACAATATCGTGATGCTGTCCTATCAGGGTAACGAGTTGAAACTTGCCGCCTGCGAAGACAGTGCCGCCCTGCCATTACTAAAAATGAACGGCGGAGCAATTCCGCAAAACAATAATTCTAAAACAGAGGAGACTATGAACGTAGATTTCAAAGCTATCGCCCTGAAGCTGGGCCTGCCGGAGACGGCAACGGAAGCGGACATTCTTGGCAAAGTAGGCATCTTACTGGGATTCCAGACCGCAAATGTAGAACTGCGCAAGCAGCTTGACGAGATCAAACTGGCTGGTGTGACGCAGATGGTGGATGAAGCCATCAGAGCGGGAAAGTTCAATGCGGACAAAAAGGAGCATTTCATCAGCCTTGGAAAAACGATGGGAGTGGATGCACTGAAGTTGACACTGGATAGCATGGCTACAGTAACGAAACCGTTGCAGTTACTGAACTCAGGCGGTGGAGTGGCAGGTACCATGACAACGGGACAGTGGAACAAGCTGAGCGAGGTGCCCGAAGCGCAGTTGAAGCTGATGCGTGAGAATGATCCGGACAAGTATCGTGCTTTGTACAAAGCGGAATACGGTATTGATTGCCCGAAGTTCTGAGAGAGAAACAATAAATAGTAATAGTAAAATTAAAATCGTAAACGACATGATGAAATTTATTTGTGGTACGCTGTTTAATGTCCTGATGGGCGTGGTTCTGGCGTATGTTGTGGGGGTGAATCCTGCCTATGGTGCAGCAACTGGAGCAGTTGTTCCGGCTGTGCTCGGAAATTTTATGCCTGCGGGTTCTGTCTTTGAGGGCGTATATACGGAAGTGTGGACCGGAGAGTTGATTAAACGTCTGAATGCCGGATTGAAGGCTGATTGGTTGAACGGCATTCCGGACTATTCAGCCAAAGTGGATAATGAAGTGATTCATCTGGTAGATGTAGGCGGTGATCCGGATGTACTGGTGAATAATACTACTTATCCTATCCCCATTCAAGACTTGACGGAAAGCGATGTACCTGTAGGTTTGGACAAATTTCAGACGAAGGCAACCCGCGTGACGGACGACCAGCTTTACGCTTTGTCTTTCGACAAGTTCTCGGCCGATGTGGAACGCCATGGAAATGCTATCCTGACGGTGAAATACAAGAAGGCCGCTCACGCCCTGTCTCCTTACAGCCATACGGACAAAACTCCTGTTATTCCCACTAGTGGTGATGCGGATGCGACAGGACGCAAGAAGATGACTGTCAAGGACATTATCGCTCTGAAACGTGCTTTCGATAATATGGAAATGCCGGAAGACGGTCGCGTACTTGTGCTTTGTCCGGATCATGTGAACGACCTTCTGGAAGCCGACCAGACTTTCAAGGATAAATTCTACAATTACACTACGGGCAAACTGCTGAATATGTTCGGTTTCGAGGTGTACACGTTCGTCAACTGCCCGTATTATACGAATGCCGGTGTGAAGGTGGACTACAAGACTGCTCCGGCAGCCACAGATGCGAAGGCTTCATTCGCTTTCTATCGTCCCCGTATGTTCAAGGCTGTGGGTTCTACCAAGATGTACTACAGCGAAGCACGTACCAATCCGCAGACGCAGGAAAGTCTGGTAAACTTCCGTCACCACTACATTGTGCTGCCTAAGAAACTGGAAGCCTTTGGTGCTATCTACAGCTCTGATGGCAAGACGGAGCAAAGCAAGGGACAGGCTGTTCCGTCAGAGAAACGTTGGGCACAAGTTCGTCGTGAAGCAGCAGAGACCGCAGAGGCCAAAGCGGAAGGTGGAAAACCGGCAACTGATGATCCTAACGAAGAACTGGAAGTGTAAGATATGGGCGCACGAGGACTGAGAAATAATAACCCCGGCAATATCCGTCTCTCTGCCACTACACAGTGGCAGGGGGAGGTGCGCCCCTCGCGGGACTGTTCCTTCTGTCAGTTCAAGACTATGGCTCACGGCTACCGTGCTTTAATCAAGCTGTTGCAAAACTACCGTAAACTGAACGGTTGCCGCACGATATCGGACTTCATCAACCGCTGGGCGCCGCCTACGGAAAACAACACTTCAGGTTACATCAACCGGGTTTGTAAAGAAATGCAGGTGCCCGACAGCTATGTGCCTGATGTGAATGACCGGGTCACTATGTGCGCTTTCGCCGCTGCGATATCGCAGGTGGAGAATGGAGCGCCGGCTGTGATGTCGGACGTGGTGGCAGGATGGAACTTGCTTTAGTGATTAACGATTAGTGAAAAGTGATTAGCCATGAACTCGGACTTGATAATGCAGATTCTCCAATGGCTTGTGCCAAGTGGCATTGCCGGTTCCTTGTGGGCATGGCTGAGACATCGGGAGAATAACAAGGTAATCGCCGCCAAAGAGCGGAACGACGCTTATAAAGAAATGTACGACAACTTGTCGGGAACATTAATAGACTTACAGAATGAAAATATCAAACTTTACAAGGCGGTACGCGAACTTAACCGCACCATTCAGAGGGCTTCTACTTGCAAGCACTATGCTGATTGCCCTATCCGTAGCGAGCTGCAAAAGTCAGGGACAATTGACACGGAGCGTCATCAACACGGACAGCCTGCAAAGCAGAAGCGGGTTCGCTCTCCTGCAAGAACCGGTACCGCCCAGCATGGTGAAGACTGTATTCCCGATGGGGATGTTGAAACAGATACCTGTGGGAACGGGCTTCAGTAAGCGTAGCGGGCAGGCCACGGTGAACGTCATCCGGATGCCGGGTGACAGCATCGAAGTGATTGCTACCTGTGACAGCCTGGCGCGACAATTGATTCTGCTTACAGAAGAATTGACGCGGATCAGGAACGACACTCAGGAAGAAGTGGAAGAACTGCCGCCTGAGGTAATAAAGGAACCTGCGGGTTTCCAATGGTTTCAGATATGGATAGGGAGAGTTGCCGTTGTGGTCCTTATTCTATGGGTGATTAAACGGCGATTGAACAGAGCTAAAAAAAACGAATGACATTATGGATGGATTAATATTTGGAATGGCCAGTCTCAAATTCAAGGAGAAAGTAATCGGTCTTATCAGCGAGGAAGGCCTTCAGCCTGCCGGAACTGCGCCAAGTACCACGGATATCTATGCCGCACAGTTGAAGGATGGTCCGGCAATCACATTGACCACCAATCCCGGCAAGAAGGCTTTCTCTTGTACATTGATAGAGCTGGATGCCGAGAACCTGGTGAACGTCATCGGTGGTACCAAGGATGAGAACGGTAACTGGGAGCCTCCTGAAAAATGGGAAGATACAGGCGTGATGGATGTAGTGGCGGACAGCGGCCATACTTTGCGTTTCTTTAACGCGAAAGTTACCGGAAACGATTTTGCCAATGGTATCAATTCCTCGAATGTATTGGGACTTTCCCTTAACATCGAGCTATTGAAAGATGCCAGCGGCAAGCGTATGAAACTATTCGCAAAAGGACAAGATCCCGATGCGAGTCCTGCGGGCTGATGAAAGTGGAATTTGAAATAGAAGCGCTTGCGGAAAAGATAATGTCGGATGCCGGCATATCTCTTCCGCTCCGGCTTCCCGGAGGAAGACATATCCGTTGGGTGATGCGGGTCCCGAACCTGGAAAGTCGCTGCCGTATGGCTCGTATGTACCTGAAGATGGGCGTAACCTATGAGGAATTGAAGGTGTATACCTATGAGCAGAAGCTGGAATTCATGGTGAGGCATACCGGAACAGTGAGCCGCATGGTGGCATACGGCATTGTCCGTGGCCGGTTGTTAGGGCGACTACTGAACCGTCCCGTGGCCTGGATGTTACGGACCTGTATGCATCCGGCGGCACTGGAAGAGGCGTGGATGCTTGTTGTCGGTACGATGAACGCTGTCCCTTTCGGGGATATTATCAGATTGGCCGAGGTGATGAACCTGATGAGTCCCAGTCTGAGCCGAAGAAAATAGAACGGGAGTTAAAGGGGCATGTGGAGCCCGTCCATAGCCCGTTCGGACTCGTAGGACAAATAGTGCGCGACACCGGATGGAGTGTGAAATATATCATGCGCGGAGTGAATTATCCTATGTTGATGCTGATGTGGCAGGACTTTCCCCGCCATGTACCCGGCAGGAAGAAGACCACCCAGGAGATGGTTGCGGAAATGAAGAGCCGTAACAGGCAGCCGGACATAGCTCCGGCAGATTATTTACAACAATTGCTTGACGAAGAGGAAAACTAATGCAGCCCATAAAACTTGAAATATTTTTGGATGACAAGACCCGTAGCGGCATGCAGTCGGCGGAACGGAATATTACCGGACTGGAGACGCAGATGCAGGAGGTGATCAATATCCTGAAAAAGGAATTGATCGGCTTGCAGTCCGCATTCAAGGATGCGTTGTCTACGGGCGTTTCTTTGCCTTCCGATCTGGCGGATATACAAGCTCTGAAGGGTAAGATCGTGGAGCTGGAGGAAGAACTGAAACGCCTGAAAAGACAGGCGGAAATACCCGTGAAGCCGAATATTGACCTGTCGGGGTACATTACGGATGAGATCAGGGTCATGGAGAGTGCCGAAGATCAGGTGAAGGCCATCATCATCAATATCCAAAAAGATATAGATACTCTCCGGCAGAAATCCCTGGAATCGGCGGCGACGGGTATTGTCAATCCGGAAGATACGGCAAAGATAAAGGCGCTGGAGGCACAGGTGCGTTCGTTGACCGAAACGTTGGTGAAATATGAAGTAGCCAAAGCGGACGGTAACAATACGCCGATCATGCAGTATGATCCGGCACCTAAATTGAACAACGTCAAAATGAGCATGCAACAGATTGCCCGGGAACTTCCGGCACTGGCGATGGGACCGCAGATGTTCTTCCTGGCCATTTCCAATAATATACCGATGTTTACGGATGCGGTGGCATCGGCACGGAAGGAATATGAATTGATGACGGCCGCAGGCAAGAAGGCTACTCCGATTTGGAAGCAATTACTAACTTCACTGTTTTCCTGGCAGACGGCGATGGCGACGGCTATAACGCTTACTGTGGTCTATGGTAAGGAGATTGGGGAGTGGGTGAAAGGATTGTTCAAAGCAAAAAACGCTACGCTTGATTTATTATCTGCCGAGCAGGAAATGGCTTTAGCACGTAGTAAAGCGTCAGATAGCATTAAAAAGGAACGTGCGGAACTGGATATCCTGTATGCTAGATTGAAAAATACGTCCTCATCAACGAAGGAACGCACGGCTGCTGTCAACGAATGGATAAAGCGATATCCGGAGTACGCCAATATTCTTGACGGTGAGAATATCAACCTTTCCAAGTTGGAATCTGCTTATAAAGCTTTAAGTAAGGAAATTTATGCCAATGCCGTGGCAAGGCATTATGTAGACAAGGTAGCGGATTTGTCTGTTAAGAAAGAAAAAGAAGAAATAAAGCGGCTCAATCAGAGAGCGACCTTAATGAAAGCACAGCGTCGGGTAGAACAAGCCGAAGCTGAGAAGGTTGCTGCCCAACAGGCGCAACAGAAAGGTTTATATGGTTCCGGTAACCGGTTATCAATAGCCAATGATGAATTATCCTCTGCCAATAAAGATTTGGAAAAACAGCAGAAGATATATGATGATATCGTAAATAACGTAAAGGACTATGATAGAAATATCAAAACCATTGCCAATCATGTAGATACTCTTAATCTGTTTCCCCAACCCGAAGAAGGTACCTACGATTACTGGAAACAGCAACAGGACCGTGCGGAAGGCGTATTGAAAGAAATCAAGTCCGATGTAAAGAAGACATTGGATGACGCTACAAAGGAAGGCACCGACCTGTTTTCCCTGGGCATAGACAATTCTGTAGTGGAAACCTATAAAAAGGCAACCGGTCAAATAAAGGAAGCCCGTAAGAATCTGAAAGTCTATGATAACGGAGACGGAAAAACAACAGGCGGTGCCGATAAAAATGATTATCAGACAGAACTTGCTGAAGCTCGTCTCCGTGCTCAACAAAAGTTGGAAGCCGCCACCGTCCAAGTGATGCAGGAGGGTTATGAAAAGCGTCGTAAACAGGCGAAGCTGGAATACGATGAAGAATTGGCCCGCATTGATCGTCAGGAGAAGAAGTTGACTGAAAGACTGGATAATGCTAAGAAAAGTGGTAAGAAGGTCAGTGCGAATGATTATAAACAAGTTCAGAGTGACGGAAGTACCGAACGTTCCGCCGCCCTCATGATCTATGAGAATGAACTGGATAAGATCAATAAGGAAGCTACCGAAGTGGAGCGTAAGAAGCTGGAAGAGTATGCAAATCAATTTCAGGGATATATCACCAAACGTACACTGACGGAGAAAGGCTTTGATGAAAAGCGTTCGGTACTGGAAAAAGGCGGTGCATCGCAAGAAACCCTCAACGAACTGGACTATCAGAAAGAAAAGACCCTTTCGGATATTGACAACGAATTCGCCGCACGTGAAGAGGCTTTCAAGTCCTGGGCGGCAAATGTGGTAAACCTCAACCTTGAAGAATTGCAGCGCCTGCTGGTGGAAGCTGAAAGAGAGCTGGAGAGGGAAGAGTTCCTGCACCCGGATGACAAGGGATTGGCCGCGAAGCGTGCAAAAGTTAGCACTCTAAAGAATACCGTCAGCGGCAAGATGAACGCTAAGGAAGAGGGCAAAGACAAAACAGACAACAAGAAGAGTATTAAGGAATGGTCGGAATTGAACCGTGTGTTGGGAGATGTGGAAGACTCTTTCAATGATATAGGCGGCACCGTAGGTGATGTGGCGGGTGATATCATTAAGACCGCCGGCACCATAGCCACATCCACCCTGAGTATTATTGATGGCATTACCACCTTATCCGAGAATTCGGCGGGAGCCATGACGGGAACCGCCGAAGTCGCGGCGGAATCAATGTCGAACGTTGAAAAGGCTTCTGTCATCCTTACCATTATCTCGGCGGCCTTGAAAGTGGCGACCGCCATCGCAAGCCTTTTCAAACGTACGGACTATATGGAGGAATTCCGCAAGGAAATGGCAAAACTGAACTACGAACTGGCGCTTGCCAAGTTAAACGCGGAGATATCCACTGATAAGAACAGTATTTTCGGTGATGATCTGTGGGGTAATGCCATCAAGAACGTTGACCTTGCCAGGGAAGCGTTGGACAGGTATAACGGCACATTGGAGAAGATAAAGAACCGCAAGATATTCAGCGGTTTCGCAGGTGCGACGGCGGAGGCCATGGGACTGAAGAATACATTCAATTCTTTGGGAGACTCCATTGCAAACATGCAGGTAAAAATACAACATAAGACCTGGTTCAGGTCAGCCAAATATTCATCCCTGAAAGACGCGGTTCCTGAACTGTTCAATGCGGACGGCTCCGTCAACCAGGATGCTCTGGAGAAATTTATCGGTTCGGACACTTTCGGCAAGTTGAGCCAGGAAAACCAGCAATACCTGCAAGAGATGTCGGACTACTGGAAGGCATATCAGGATGCGGTAGAAAAGGTAAAGGATTACCTGACGGATATCTTCGGTGATCTCGGCAGCACTCTTACCGACACGCTGGTGGATTCATGGGCTAATGGTACGGATGCGGCCACCTCCTATTATGAGAGCGTGTCGGAAATGTTGGAAAATCTGGGAAAACAGATGATTTACTCCGCATTATTCAGCGACATCTTTGAAAAAGCACAGAAAAAGATGTTGGACGTGACGCAGAATGCCGACCTGTCCGCCGATGAAAAATTTAAGGAGTATATAAAGCTGCTGGGCGGCATGACGGATGAAGTACTGGGAAAGCAGGGAGACTTTAATGCACTGCTGGAGGCGTATCAGCAAATGGCGAAGGACAAGGGATTCGATATCTTCAAGCCGGATGAAGACGGGGCTTTACAGAGTGGGCGTAGCGGTTCGTTTACCACCATGACGCAGGAACAGGGGACGAAGTTGGAAGGATTGTTCACTTCCCTTCAGGACCATGCCAGCGGAATACATCAGTTATTGGAAGAATTGAAACAAGGACGTTCCGCGGATCATGAGATTTTCGTGCAGATCGAGGAAAACACCGCCTACTGCAAGTTGCTGGAGGATATACTTGAAATCATGACCCGGCAGGAACGTGACGGGCTTAAAATAAATGGATAAGGCTATGAAAGATTTAACCGGATATATGAGTATCAACGGTAAGGATGCCTGGACGGAGTATTCCGCTTTTCTCTGTGAGGATAAGCAGGATGATAATTTCAATTTCGGAGAGCTGCTGAAACCGTTGGAGATGAAGGACTACACAGCCGTAGACTTTCGGGAACGTGACGGTGAAGAGCTGCCGGATGTGCTGCCGTCTCCTTGCTACAAGGCTCGTGACGTGACGCTATACATTGCCGTATATGCTTCGACACTGGTGGAATATAACACCCGCCGTGCCGCACTCATGGAAGTGATCCGTGCGGGCTGGGTGAATCTGAAGGTGAAAGAATTACCTGCAACATATCGCTTCTATTACAAGACGGCTACGGATGCGAAAGTATCTGCGGATATCACGGACGGCAGGATCGTGGGGCGCTGGAAGATGAAATTCAGGGAACCGAAACCGGGACTCACCACAGAGTGACACAGAGTTTAACGGAGTTTTAAATGATGATTAAATACTGTTTGAATGGAGCTTAAAATCTATAATCAGAGCGAAGAACTGAAACTGACGGTCAGCACGTCTTCATCGTCAACCTGGAATATGGAACTGATGACGGAGAATGCGATATCCGTTTCTTTCACTCATCCTTTCTATGTGCCGCTGGATGTGAATGACTATGTGCTGTTGTCGGGAGTAAAGTTCAGTATTAATAAAGAGTATAAACCAAAACAAAAGTCCACCCAGGAATACACCTATTCCGTTAAATTCTATGGCCCGGAGCATGATGCGCAGCGAGTTATGTATCTGAACCTGACGGACGGGCAATATGACGTGCAATTCTCCCTTGATGGTAGCCCGCGTGAACACTTGAAGAAGTGGGTGGATAACATGAACCGCATCTATGGGCGTGAAGTCTGGTCGATGGGTGATGTGGTGGTAGCTGTCAATCAGACCATAGAATATAACAATTCTTCTTGTTGGGATGCGCTGGCCTCCATAGCCGAAGCCTTCGAAACGGAGTGGTGGGCGGATGGTTTTACAATCAACCTTTCACGTTGCGAGCGGGGCGAACGTATTTCCCTTGGCTACATGCAGGGACTGACTTCGCTTACCCAGTCGGAGAACAGCAATGACGTGAAGTTTTTTACCCGGCTGATTCCGCTGGGTTCGACAAAGAATATAGATCGTAGCCGTTATGGGTATTCCCGTCTTCAGCTTCCGGATAAGTCTACTTATGTGGACCGCAACACTCAATATGGATTGTATGAATATGTAGAGGAAGCTGCATTCGCAGAGATATTTCCGCATTATACAGGTACGGTGTCATCCGTACGTTCGGAGGAAAAGACCGGCGAAGACAAGAAGCCCTTCACTATCTATTATTTCAAGGATAACGGGATGACATTCGATCCGTCTTCCAAGGATAATGAGATAGCAGGCTTGGTGAAGCATGTCTCTTTTCAGACAGGTGACCTTGCCGGGCGTGACTTTGAAGCGAATTATAACTCGGCTACTAAGGAGTGGGAGATTATCAACATCTATCCGGATGAAGAGACTCAGATACCCGGCGGGAATTTGATCCCTCGTGTGGGGAATACTTATATTCCTTGGAACTTCCGTATGCCGGCGGAGTACGAAACGCAGGCGGAACAGGACTATAAAGCGGCTGTAGATAACTATCTGAAGACGTATAGTGAAGATGTGTCGAAGTATGGCGGCGATACGGACTATATCTATATAGATACTCACAATGTGCCGTTACAGTTAGGGCAATCCGTACGGTTGACCAGCGATGAATATTTCGGTGAGGTTGGATATCGGGACAGCCGGATGACGAAGGTGGTAAGGAAATTGGATAATCTGAGTATTGCTACGATTGAATGCAGTAACCAGGTAGGGAAAGGGTGGAAGAGCCAGGTCGATAGCAGTATTACGCAGTTGAAGTATGTCCTTGAACAAAAAGAAGAAACGACACTGGATATATTGAAGAGTTGGGATGGACGTACGGCAACTGACTACAGAGTTATGTCGGCTCTGAGAGTTCTGAAGGAAATTACGCAGAGGGCGTTGAGTAAAATAGGGCCAGACCAGACAGAATATCTTATTAAATATTTAGGTGGCCTTGAAATAGGTGAAGCTATAGATTCTCTCACTGCCGGAAAGGGTATTATTGCAGATATCATTGGTCGTATGCAATTATCGCGTTTGGAAGTGCGTAACTCACTGGTTGTTTTACGTCTAATTATCAATGAAATTCAGGCGATGTCCGGTGACTTCACATTCTCTGACTGCGGTACCATTGAAAAGGTGGAGCTGTTGGATGATGGCACTTATCGGCTTACGCTGGAGAAGCGTACGGATACTGATTGGACAAGTCTTGATGAGAATGACGTCATGTTGTCCATTATCAATACACTGCTGGCCGGTGGTACTGATTACTATACTTCTTGGTTTCGTTGTGTCACCAAGAACAGGAACGATAATACTTTAACTGTGGTACTTTATCCAGATAGTGAAGTTCCTGGAGGAAAAAACTACCCACCGGTTGAAGGGTATAATGTTACCCGTAGGGGTAATGCGAAAGTTCCGGATACTGGTGAAGCTCCGAACGAGCGTGCTCAAAGCTGGCTGCTTTCATCCCGTGAAGGCAGGATTATGTTTTTGCAGAATGTATTCAAACCGATTCTCGAAGATTACAACTATGCGTTGACTCTTGGGCGCTTCCCCAACGTAAAGATGATAGAGAAACTCCCTATCGGCTCTACTGACGTCGGTGTAATGTCGAAGATAGGTGTTTTTGAGAAAATCTATGAAGCTGACTGGAATGGAACGATTATCCCTAAAAAAGTGGATCGCGGAGAGTGGTCTTTGGCTACAGCTCAAGGTGATGAGCCTTACCGGTTTGTAGACTATGAAACCCAATTGGAAAATCAGAAGGTAATAACTACACTGGAACAGCAT